CTTAATTTACATTAAGTTAGAAACTTTTACGCTTCTGTAATACTGGTTTCTGTCTGCAGTAAATGAATCTGCATCAGTATCGCCGTTTGCCTTCATTACGAATGGGTTAGCGATCATGCCATACCTAGTTTTGAAACCAATTTTAGGTTGGAATGTGCTTGGGTCAATAGCCCTTACCATTTGTAGTGGAACATACGGACAATAGAATAGACCTGCGTCATAAGGGCTTGTGCCTTTATAACCAGCTACATAGAACTGACTAGCAGCTCCTGTGTTAGCTGAATAAGGGTCAATATATACTTTATATCTACCGTTAAGTACACCAGCAAAAGTATTACCTGTGTCATCAACATTTAAGTTAGTTGATAATGCTGGAGCGTAATCTAAGATACCAGCCATAGCTAAAGCACTTGCTACATCTGATGAACAGATGATGAAGTTACCTTTACCACGCCTTGTGTCTTGTGCGATTACATTAGCGTCACGCTCGATATTAAATAAAAGACCTTTAAATCTTTCTACTGACCATCTACCGTTACTGTCTACATCTAAGTCAAATGTACCAGCTGTAGCAGTTGAGGCTGAGCCTGTTTTTGCTACTTTGTAAATAGTTCTAATGACTTCCCTATTAATTTCAGCAAGTATTTCTTGTGAAAGAATATTAGAAAGTTCAGATTCTGCATCTAGACCATGAACTGCTTTCAAGTCTTGAGCTAGTTCTACTGTGTACTGAGCTTTTAGTGCTCTTGATTTAGCTGTAACAGTAGTCTTCTCAATCGAGAATGCCATTTCATTTAGTGTAGTGCTGTCTCCAAATCCTTCTGCAGTGCTTGTAGATACACCAGCTCCAGTAGTGTAAGAACCGTCAACTGGATTAGATCCAGCGTGTGTTCCGCCACCGGCGAAGTCTGTGTCTGCTTCGTTAAATAAAGCCTCAGTTCCAGTTTGTGAACTGTAATGTGACTTCATTGCAAAGATTAGACCAGTTGGTCCAGACATTGGTTGTACTCCACAAACATCGTAAGCCATAAGGTTAGGTAACGCACGTCTAACTAACGAGATCAATATAGGATCATAGTTGTCGACATTGCTACCTGTTTGGTTAGCATGTGTAGCCTCGAAAAGAGCTTCTTTTTCTTCACGAAGAGCCTTCTCTTGGTTTTCGAGTACTACTGTGGTTACCGCTCTCTTGTATGGATCTTGAATCTCAGTTAATTCAGGATGCTCAAGAACTGGTTGCCACTTCTTTTGTAGTTCTTCTGAAAGATACATCAGTTTCTCCTTGTTTTACTTTGTTTGTTATATTTTATAACCTAATTATTTATAAAAATGTTAATTTTTAACCTTATCAAACTTAGCTGCTTGAGAAATACCTTGTACATATTTACTCATTACACTATTGTCCGTTAAAGTTCCCTGATCAACGCTATCACCTAGCTTGTCTGTGTCATCAGATTTTGCTTTAGGAAAATAATTTTCCTTGATAACATTAAGTTTAGAAGTGTACATTTCCTCATTGTCGTATGAAATATCTTCAATAAGTGTTGCAAACTTTTCAACTTCAGTTTCAGCTAGATCGTTAACCACGGAACGGAAAACTTTTTCCTTCTGTAGTTGTTCTCTTTCTTCGCTGATAGAAACAGATTTGTTAATCTCTTCGTCAAGCTTAGATTTCAACTCATCTATTTGGTTCTGTTGTTCAGCTAACACATCGTATTTCTCTTCAGGCATTTCAATGTAATGCTCTGTAAAGACCTGCTTCATTCCTTCTATGAATGATTCAGTAATCTCGCTGCGTAAGCCATTTTCAACAGCTAACTCGTTTTCTTTGAGCCATTGCTCAGTTACATAACTGAGGTATTTGTCTACATTTTCTACAAGTTTTTCTTTTGCTTCGTCGAAAGCTTTAGAAGCTTCCTCAACAAGTTCGTTCTCAATGATCTCTACTTGTTGATTGACTCGAGCCACAACCGTTGCTTCAAAAAGTGAAGCGGCTTGTGTTTTAAATTCTTCTGAAAGGTGCTCTTCGTCTTTAAATAAGTTAGCAATGTCGTCTTCGAATAGTGTTTGAGCTTCGAGTTCGTCTTCGTCAAGTTCTTCTTCCTCGACTAATTCTTCCTCTTCCTCATCTTCTTCTTCACCTTCGTTGACATACTCTACTTCCTCTTCCTCAAGCTCTTCTTCAGCTACGACTTCTTGATCTTCCATCTCTTCGACTTCTGAATCAAGTACTTCTTGGTCCTCCTCGGCTTCGACTTCTTCGTCTTCACCAATAGGTCCTCGAACGCCTTCTGAAGATTTTTGATTAACTACAGATTGAGGGTCTGTGCTGCTGCTGTAGTTAGGAGCTTGGCCAGCGCCTGAGCCTTCTAGGCCAGGAGCTTTAGAAGCTTTAGCTGAAGCTGCTTTACCAACTTCGCTTGTTAATCCACCTTCTGGGTTGCTTGTACCACTTAGGTCTTGCTGTTCAGGATTTGGATTTGAGTTACCTTGTAGGGGAGGTGTAGCATCACCCACTTTTTTATCTAGTGGACGATGAGCATCCGCTGAAGATGTAGGCAAGTTAGCTTTAGAACTTGACCCTTGCGTAGGTGAAGTTTGATCTCCAGCTATCGCCTCATCTATAACTTCTACGGTATCGTTTTGAAGCTTACCTTCTAGAAGTTCTCTGATTTTGGATTCTACTCCCATGTTACTCTCCT